TATGTGACAGATTCCAGAGGGCGCATCTCGGCGGCGGCAACGGTGTCCATCACGGTGTATGCCTACAGCGCACCGTATTTCAGCAGCTATTCCTGCTATCGCTGTACCAGCGCGGGAACGGCCTCCGATTCCGGCACCTATATCCGGGCAACAGTGAAATACGGCTACTCCACCTGCAACGGCAACAACACCGTGACCCGTGCCACCTACTACCGGACAGCGGGAAGCACCACATGGACAAACGCCAGCAAGAGCTTTTCCTCCGGCACGGCTTTCACCTTTGGCGGGGGCAACATCTCCACGGAGTCTTCCTACGAGATCCAATATACCCTGACGGACGCTTTCACCACAATTTCAGTCATCGATACGGTGTCCACGGCTTCTGTGGTCATGGACTTCAAAAGCGGCGGTCTGGGCATCGCAATGGGCAAGGTAGCGGAAACAGATAACTGCTTTGAGGTATCCGAGAATTGGGACATGAAGGTTTATGGGATGCTGCTCAGCGCCTATATCTCCTCCTTCGTGGAGAAGGGAATTTATTATGGCGCCTGTTCCACAACTGCGGCAACCGTGGCAAAGACGGTCAGTTGTTCCGGCTTCACTCTAAAAACAGGGGCCTGCATTGCGGTCAAGTTCACCTACACCAATACAGCAGCCAGCCCTACGCTGAATGTCAACAGCACGGGGGATCTGGCGCTGGTCAGCTACAGCACCTCTCCAATTGCCTCGTACTATTGGAAGCCTGGTGAAACCGTGATATGCGTGTATGACGGCACCCGCTGGGTGATGATCGGGAAGCCGACTGCCACAACCCTTTACTATGGGATCACGAAGCTCAGCTCCAGCGTGACATCTACCAGCACTGATCTGGCGGCCACCGCTTCTGCGGTAAAGTCTGCCTATGACCGCTGTTCCTGGGACACCATCACGCTGACCAACGCACTGGCAATTGCCTACGGTGGTACCGGCGCGACAACAGCGGCGGCGGCACGAACCAATCTGGGGATCGACGCAACCTCCCTGTACAATGGGACGCTGACCACAGGGAGCACGACCTTCTCCCTGAGTTATAAGTTTTTCATTATTATTGGGCAGCCAAGCTCCACGGCTTCCAGAGCCGCCATAGCGCTGCCCGCCTCGGTGATTACCACATCGGCGGTGTCCTATCAGTTTGCGGATGAGAGCAACTACTATTCCTTCAACCTGTCCTATTCCGGTACAACGGTAACCCTGGCTTATAAAGGCCGGAGCAGTTCCGGACAGATTCTGCGTGTATTTGGCATCAATTAAAGGAGGGCGTTATGAAAATCCTGACCGATGAAAACGGCTTTATAACCAGCTTCGCCCTGGAGGGGGAGCTTGTTAACGGTTTAGAAGTAAATGAGCCGGATGATATTGAGCATTTCTGCATGAATTTTTCGGCTTATCGGATCCGGGACGGCGGCCTGGTCTTTGACAGTGAACAGGCGGAGGCGGTTATAAATCAGCAGATACTGGAGGAACTTCGGCTGCGCCGGGAACGGGAATGCTTCTCTGTGATCAACCGTGGTCAGCTCTGGTACGAGACTCTGACGGCGGAACAGAAAGAGGAGCTAAAAGACTGGTATCTGGCGTGGCTGGAGGTCACCGAGACGGGAATTGCACCGGACACTCCGGCATGGCTTTCATAAGAAACAGGCGATTTCACATCTTCATGGAGTCGCTTTTTTGACGCCGATTTTCGGCAGGAAGGAGTTGAGCGTAATGGTAGATGTTATTTGCGCTGTGGTAGCAGCACTGGCGGCAATTGCCTGTGCGTATATTGCGGCAAAAAATGCGGAGGCAGAGAAGAAACGGAAGAAATTTGACGAGAAGGCCGATGCCAGGGCGAAGGAGAGGGCAAGGGAGGCAAGACTGCAGCTTGCGATGATCGCCGCCAACTCGGAGCTCACGGTAGGCGTAGCGGTCGCCCTTCAACAAGGGCACACGAACGGGGAGGTAGAAGCCGGGCTGGAAGCTGTGAGAAATGCCAACCAGGAATACCGAAAGTTCCTAGAAGAAATCGCAATCGACCACATGAACTAAGGGAACCACATGAACTAAGAATAACCCGCCCGCAGGGTAAGAGCGGGAGAAAGGAATTGTTATGAGTAATTTTTTGAACACTGATTTTGGCAAATGGGTGAAAGCCGCTGGCATTCGTGCCCTGAAAACCGTGGCGCAGACCGCTGTGGCGACCATCAGCACCTCTGCTCTGATGAGCGAGGTGAACTGGGTGGCCGTAGCATCAGCGTCTGTTCTGGCCGGTATCCTGTCTCTGCTCACCAGTCTTGCCGGACTGCCGGAGTTGGAGAACAGCGGAGAGTAAGCAAACCTAGGGGCAGGGAGCAATCTCTGCCCCAACACGATTTGAGAGGAGGTTATTATGGCTATTTCAGATTATCCCGAAAAACTGACCAGCGGCTATTACCGGGTGCGCGTGACATGGGAGGATGCTTCCTCGCAAGTGGGCTCGTACAAGGTTCTGGCAAACGCTGTCGCAGCTTGTGATAAGAATCCGGGAACCTATGTGTTCGACACAGAGGGAAACGCCATCTACCCGGAGACGGGCGAATCGGAGGACGGTGAAGAGACTGGCGGAGTGACAGATGGAGTGGCCGGTGAAGGTATGGGTGAAGGGGCTGGGGAGGGATCCAATGATAAGTCCGCAGACAGCTCCACAGACACATCCATAGACGATCCGGCGGAATTCCCGGAGGCGATTGCGTATGAAAACGATGGGAATGAAACCCCTATCGCCTATGCAAAGCTGAGTACGCTGATGAACATCCGCGTGGGAAACGACCTGCACGCCGATATTCTGACCGTTTACCGAAAGAACACGATTATTGAGGTGCTGCAAATCTGCTCGAACGGATGGCTGCGCTTTGTCTGCGCGGAATCCCCGACAGGCTACGCTTATGTGAGCAATGTGGAGGATTCCTATAACTACGGCGTGGGCGGCAATCTCTACACGGTAAAGCCCAGGGAGAATATCAAGGCCGTAGCAAAGAACGCACTGGGGGATGAGAGCCGATATATGGAACTGCGGGAGATGAACGGTCTTGACTGCAACATCCTCTATGTCGGCATGAGACTGGTACTGCCAGAAAGCACCGTCACTAAGGAAAGCACGGATGCCACAGACACGGCGGCAGAATAAGAAAACGGGGACTCCTATGGGTAATCTGTAGGAGTCCTTTCCTTATTAGAAATGTATTTGCGCCAAGGGGCGCAGGAAAGGAATTAAATTATGGCTTATACAAACAGCAGTTTAGTAGTTTACACCAAACTCAGCCCGAACCACTCCGGGCAGAGGACGTATTCCATCGACCGGATCACACCACATTGTGTGGTAGGTCAGTGCAGCGTGGAAACACTGGGCGATATTTTTTATCCGTCCAGCCGTCAGGCATCGTCCAATTACGGGATCGGGAAGGATGGCAGAGTCGGCATGTATGTGGAGGAGAAGAACCGCTCCTGGTGTTCATCTTCCAACGCTAACGACCAGAGGGCGGTCACGATTGAGTGCGCCAGCGACACGACAGATCCGTATGCCATGAACGATGCAGTCTATACGACGCTTATCAATCTGTGCGCAGATATCTGCCAGAGAAACGGGAAATCAAAACTGATCTGGCTTGCCGATAAGGACAAGACACTGAATTATACCCCGGCATCGGACGAGATGGTACTCACGGTCCATCGGTGGTTCGCCAATAAGTCGTGCCCTGGGGACTGGCTGTACAATCGTTTGTCTGATCTGGCGGCAAAAGTAACGGCAAAGCTGGGCGGCAGCGGCAGTACCAGCAGTACCACCACGACAACCACAGGCACACAGGCGACAGAGTTCGCTAATCTCACCGAGGCGCAGGTGATTGCTAAAGTAGGACCGCTCTTTACAGCAAACCAGAAATCCTCCGGCATCCTGGCATCGGTTTCCTTGGCACAGTTTATCTTAGAATCCGGCTACGGCAAGTCGGAGCTTGCCCAGAACGCCAACAACTGCTTTGGTATGAAGAAATCTCTGTCCGGGAACACCTGGTATGGCTCCACCTGGGATGGCAGTTCCGTCTACACAAAGAAAACGCAGGAACAGAACAGTGATGGCAGCTACACCACCATCACAGCCGATTTCCGTA